GGCAAAACAGAGGTATAAACCTTTTTACCATAGAATCTGGCACATTATCTTTGTCAGCAGGCACAGCCACATACACCATGCCATCAGATACCATTGATATAATTGAGCATACAATTAGGACAGGCACAGGAACATCACAGCTTGACACAAATGTAAATAGAATAAGTGTTTCTACGTTTGCCCAAAAATCAAATAAGAATACACAAGGCAAGCCAACACAGATATTTGTACAAAGACTAGCAGGCTCCACGACAGTCACATTGCATCCTGTTCCAGACACGACATACACGTTAGCCTTTTTTAGACTAAAAGGCATTGATAGTATTGCAACTGGTATAACAGGAACCACAACGAATTTTGTTCCACCACGGTTTGTGCCATGTCTTGTAGCAGGATTGGCGTATTACATAGCCATGAAGAAGCCAGAAGTTGCTGATAGAGTTGCAGGATTAAAACAAGAGTATGAGTTTCAGTTTGAATTAGCAGCAGGGGAAGACACAGAGACAGCCTCTATAAAGTTTGTTCCCTATAACACGTTCTTCACGAGTGTATAATGGCTTATGCTAAGGGAAAATATGCTTTTGGAATATGCGATAGAACAGGTTTTCGCTATCCTATAGAAGACCTTGTATACGAGTTTACCAATGGTAAAAGAAATGGTTTGAGGGTTGGAAGAGATGTGGTTGATCCAGATCATCCACAAAACTTTGTCGGTCAGATAAAGAGTGACGATCCTCAGTCCATAATTGATGCAAGACCAGACCGAACAGAGCCTTTAGAGTTATCTGTTGGTGTTGCTCAGTTTGACGACTTTGATTTAAAAATATCGCCAATCTTTGGTCTGGTTGGCATTGTCACGGTAACAACAAGCTAAGGAGATAAGATATGCCGATGAAAAGAAATAAAAAGGGTTATGTAGGTGGTGGAAAGATGAAGAAGAAAGGCATGGCTGCAGGTGGTAGAACCACTATGAAAAAGCAGATGATGCGTGGTGGTGGAGCCATGAAGAAAAAGGGCTACGCTATGGGTGGAGCCACAATGAAGAAGAAAATGATGAAGGGTGGTGGAGCCACAATGAGCCTTGCTAAGATAAGGGCTGCTGCTAAAGCTAAGGGATACAAACTAACTAAAGTCTAAAATATGCCTTATCTACAAAGCAATATCCCACATTTTAAATGTTGGGTACGGAGGGAGTATACCCATAATCATCAGAAGTATCATGGGGAGTTCCTTCACGCTATGGCTATTGCCGTGACAACAATGCCAAATAGATGTCTTAGTTTTCAAGTTATATTTACAGGCTGTGAAACCGATGACACGGATGAGCCTAATGTACATGGTGGAGCGATGTGGGCTAGAATGCCAATTACGGCTTTAGTAGCAGATACTCCAGTTGAGGAGTGGGCAGAACCCATGCCTGTTCACTATGCACAGCCGTGGGATTGTTCCTCCCTCCACCACGCTGTGTATGTTTTGGATAGGGCTACACCATGTCCTTGGTTAGCAAAGATAGGCAAAGACTTCTACCCTGCTAAATATTTATTTACTGTGGATTATGTAGATAGTGAGATAGCCGATGATCCTGCACAACACAAGCAAAGTCATGTATTAGAGTTACTGGATGCAGGTTCATGGACAGGAAATATAGTAGCGTTGCCTAACAACAGAGTGCGTGTTACACATCCTGCATGGTTTGAAACAGGAGAAGGTCCTCCTGATTTCTTGCCATCACAGCACATACACTACTCTAAGTCAGATTTAGATTATGTCTTGGATGTTAACCAGATTTTTGATAATCTATACGCACCCAATAAGAGCAAAAAATGAATTATACAGAAATAACAAATGCGATCAAGGAATATACCGATAACACCGAAACTACTTTTGTTAATAATATTCCTAACTTCGTCAGGCAAACAGAAGAAAGAATATACCGATCTATTCTTATTCCAGAACTCAGAAAGAACGTAACTACATCACTTACTACGAGTAATAGATTCTTAGCAAAGCCAACAGATTTTTTAGCTGTATTTTCTATTGCTGTTGTAGATGGCAGTAGTAATTATTCTTTTTTACTCCCCAAAGATGTAAACTTTATACGAGAAGCGTATCCTGCAACAGGAACAACAGGGCTTCCTCTGTACTACTCTTTGTTTGATGGAGACAACTTTTTATTAGCTCCTACACCAGATTCTACATATACAGTACAACTTCATTACTACTACGATCCACCATCTATAGTGACATCTTCTACATCATGGCTTGGCGATAATGCAGAGGCAACTTTGTTGTATGGCACATTGGTAGAGGCATATACGTTTATGAAGGGTGAAGCTGATATAATATCATTTTATAAAACACGCTATGATGAAGCTATGGCAGGATTACAGCAACTTGCTGACGGAAGAAACAAAAGAGATAGTTATAGAAACGGTGAACCAAGGATAATGTAATGTTAATGGAACTACCCAAAACACCCATAGTTAATGTGCATACAACAGAGAACAGAGGCTTTACACCAGAAGAAATAGCCAAGAGATGTGCTGATAAAATAGTAGAGGTAAGTGATACAGCTACTCCAGAAGTTAGAGAACAGGCAAGAGCGTTCAAGGAACATCTGGAAAAAGTTATAGCGTTTTACATGAAAGAAGCTATAAAATCAGACAGAACAACTATTTACAACGCTATCAAAGATGCAGGTCAAGAACAGCTTGCTGAACACATAAGGAGACTATAATGGCTATATCACAGGCAATGTGTACGTCTTTTAAGAAGGAACTATTAGAGGCAAAGCACAACTTTTTAAATAGTGGAGGTAATACTTTTAAGTTAGCCTTGTATACATCAAGTGCGAGTTTAGATGCATCTACCACACAGTATACAACAAGTAATGAAGTATCAGGAACAAACTACACAGCCAAGGGTGGAACCTTAACAAGAGTAGACCCTAGCACATCAGGCACAACGGCTCTTACAGACTTCTCTGATCTTACTTTTAGCAATGTAACTCTAACAGCCAGAGGAGCATTAATATTTAATGAAGATACTACTGGTGATACATCTGTATGCGTTTTAGACTTTGGGGCAGATAAGTCTGCATCCTCTGGTGACTTTACCGTTGTATTTCCAACGGCTGACTCGAGTAATGCGATAATAAGGATAGCTTAATGGCATTTGTAATAGCAGATAGAGTTCGTGAAACGACAACGACAACAGGTACAGGGACGATCACTCTCGCAGGTGCAGTCACTAACTTTGAAACTTTTGCTGCTAATCTATCTAATTCTGATACCACCTATTATGCTATTGTTGATAATACCAATAGTGATTTTGAGGTTGGTGTAGGAACATTTACAGCCTCTGGTACAACACTAGCACGATCTGTTATAGCTAGTTCTAACAGTAACAATCTGGTAGATTTTGGTGCAGGAACTAAAGATGTGTTTATCACAGTGCCTGCAAGCAAGATTGTTGTGGAGGATGGCAGTAACAATGTTGCTATAGGGGGAACTGTAACAGCCACAGCTTTTAGTGGTAGTGGTGCAGGTCTTACAGGTGTTGACGTAGTGAACGATTCTACTCCTCAATTGGGAGGAGACTTAGATGCACAAAACAATGACATAGAAAATGTAGGAATAGTTGAAGCAAAGGCAGACGCAGGGATTTATGGAAGCTCATCATCTCCTGTAGAATTTACAGTTACTGTGGCAAGCAAAACATCTGCACATCCTTACAGTGGGGATGGTAGTGGTAACGCATATTTTATAAACGGTATAGAGTCACCTGCTATAACATTGCATGGGGTAGATTCTACAACATCAAACTCAGAGTATCACTACAGGTTCACTCTAAGTTCTAGCGATATGTCTAGTCATCCTTTTAGACTTTACTTGGATGCAGCAAAAACGACAGCATACACAACAGGGGTTACAACAACTAGCACATATCTACAAATAGCTGTAACTAAAGATACTCCCAAGATTTTGTACTACCAGTGTAGTAGTCATGGTTACATGGGTAATTATGCTATTGTTTTAGGGTCAACAAACTTTGCTGATGGAAACATCACGAATGTAGGTGACATATCTTTAGACTCTATAAGCCCAGACGCAACAGACATAAACGTAGCCGTGTCCGATAACTCAGCTACAGCTTTTACAATAAAACAAGGTTCAGATAACTATCTCGTTGTCGATACAGGGAACGGTGGTGAGTCTGTAGCAATAGGCACAGGTGTATCAGGAACTGCCATATCCATAGGACATACAACATCAGAGACAACAGTAAACGATAACCTTACAGTTACAGGTGATTTAACAGTTAGTGGCACAACTACAACTGTGGATACTACAAATACAACCATTAAGGATAGCTTATTAGAGCTAAACAGTGGAGCAACCTCAAACTCTAACGACTGTGGTATAGTTATCGAAAGAGGTTCAACTGGTGACAATGCCATATTAATGTGGGATGAGAGTGCTGATACATTTGTAGTGGGAACAACTACAGCCACTGGAGCATCTACAGGCAACCTAACCGTTACAGACGGAGCTTTACAGGCAGGATCACTAGACATATCTGGTGATGTAGATGTGGACGGAACGCTTGAAGCTGATGCCATGACATTAAATGGCACAACGATTACAACAACAGCAACGCTATCAACAGGCATATCAAATGGTAATGTTTTAGTTGCAACTAGCGGTGTCGTTGACAATGATTTTTTAAGAGTTGATGGAACAAGTGTTGAGGGTAGAAGTGCATCAGAAGTTGCAGATGATATAGGGGCAGCCACTAAAGGTTTTGCCACGGCAATGGCGATTGCGTTGTAAAGGAGGTTGAATGGCACAAGATTTTGAAAGAGCAGTAGCAAAAGACAGTAGTAGCGATATCAACATAGGAACAACGGCAAGAGCCGTTTTTGACTGTGACTCTGACGATGCAATAGTCGGTATAAGAATGGCAAATGTAATCACCTCCCAGATCACTGTGGACTGCTTTGTAAGAACGGCAGCAGCAGGGGGTAGTGATTTAGACGTATATCTAATAAAGAACGCACCCATACCATCTGGATCAAGTTTAGAGTTGATAGATGGGGGTAGTAAGATAGTCCTACAGAACGGAGATCAGTTATTTGTAAAATCAAACACTGATGCGTCTTTGAATTGTTATGTTAGTTTTGTGGACGCTATTAGTACATAGGAGGATTAATGCCACATATAGGTAATCAAGTTGGTTCTAGTTTTTCATCAAGACCTGCAACGCAGGAGTTCAACGGAAATAACTCTACAACGGTCTTTACGTTAAACCAGACTGTTACTCAAGAAGACATCATAGTTAGCGTTGACGGTGTAATACAGGAGAGTGTAGACGCATTTACAGTTCCTAATGGCACTGACCTTACGTTTACAGAGGCTCCGTCAACTGGCACAGGTAATATATTTGTTATTTATCTTGGTGCTACAGATGTAAGCACAACAATACCTGTACAGAACAAAGGCAACTTTAAGAATGGTGGTATGTTTAGAGTTAACTCACAGACTGTAGATGTAGACACAACGATAGAAGCAACAGAGAATGCCACAGCCACAGGACCTTTGACAGTATCTTCTGGCATAACCATCACAGTAAACTCTGGAGGTAATCTAGCAATCATATGAGCAACCTTCTAGTACAGAATATCAAGCATACGAATGGCACTACGGCTATGACTGTGGATAGTGCAGGTATTGTAGATGTGCCTGTAAATAATAATATTACCCAGTTCACTAAAAATGGAAATCAAGATACCTCTTCTGCATCAGCCGTTACCATGACGGGTTGGTCGCAAATGAATAGCCAATCAAACTTTGGTTTCCAACAAGTTGGTACAGCATGGACTGAGAGTAGTGGTTCTTTTAAAACAAGTAGGCTTGGCGTATATAGAGTTTATTTAGAGTGTCATATACAAACACTTACAAGCACAGGACCTAGATATATACAACTAGACATAACGTATACACCTAATGGTGGAAGCTTAGTTGGCGGTGACATCTATAGTAACACACCTTATACAGGCGATACTACTTATGATGTGCATACAAGATGTAAATATTACAATATTACTCATGTTGATGATGTAATACTTACGAGAATAGGTTCAGTTCAAAATATAAGAGTAAGAGGTGGAGGTGCTACTGAATTTGATACCACTCTTATGTTTGAATGGTTAGCACCACCAGTATAATAGGATAAACAATGAGTACATTAAGAGTAGACAGCATACGAGGACAGACAGCAGATGGCACGAATAGGTATGTGGTGCAGGTAGTCTTTGGAGCTTTAGATTCAGATGTTAATTACTCTTCTACAGCAGTGGCTGATATATTTTCTTTATCAATTACTCCTTCCTCAACGTCTAACAAAATTTTAATATTTGGAAGTATGGGTCACTATATTAACAATTCAAATGCTACAGATTCTGGTGACTATTTGATAAAAAGAGGGAGTACACAGGTTTTTGCTACAGATACTGATTTAGGTAGATTTGGTTATTTTAGAAGTGATGGTCATATAAAAACATGGAAGCCTATGATGACATTTCTTGATAGTCCTGCAACAACAAGCTCCATAACTTACAAATTAGTCCATGACCCTCACACCTATAATAGTGGAGGAACATTTGGAAAAGATGTAACAAGTTTAACCCTCATGGAGATTGCCCAATGAGTACACTATCCGTAGACACAATACAGGGTAAAACTACGGCTAATACTGTAGCTATGCCAAGTGGTTCTGTTATTCAAGTAGTCAATACATCAAGTTCTAATCAAATTTCAACAACATCAACATCTGATGTTGACACAGGAATTTCTATAAATATTACGCCTAAATTTAGCACAAGCAAATTATGGTGTTTGTTCTCATCCAGAATATACATCAGTCAACATTCTCAAGAATATTTTGTAAATATAAAAAATGGAAGTACAATTATTGGTGGAGGAGCTACTTTATTTAATGGGTCAAGTGGAGACAGAATTGCTGAAACGTGTAACATTCAAGGTTTTCATAGCCCAAATTCTACATCTCAACAAAATTATAAAATTACTCATAGAATAAGTGGAGCAACAGGGTATATGATGCCCAATTCACATCCTTTTGATACACCTTTAAACTTTGTTATATTAGAAATAGCACAATAGGAGAAAAAAATGACAACAATAGCACAAGCATTAACGAGTTTAGGAGTTACAGAGTGGGTTCTTAGAGGAGAGCCTACAAATGAAGAAGAGTTTAACCAGATGTTTCGTAAAGTTACAGGAGCAGACAGCAATGGTTCAGCTATCGAAAGTGCAGACCCAAAGGACTGGGGCGTAACATATGCACAGGTAGCAGGTGAAAAGACATTACTGCAAAGCCGTGAGCCAATGCGATTGCTTCGTGTAGAACGAGATAGGCTACTGGCAGAAACAGATTGGACTGCGTTAGGTGACGTAACCATGTCGAGTGCTATGAAAACCTATAGACAAGACTTGAGAGACTTACCTGCAAACTCTGATCCAAAGTTAGCGAGTGATGGTACATTAGACATGAGTAGTGTAAAGTTTCCAACTAAACCAAGCTAGGAGTAAGAAGTGCCGTTAACGAGATTAGGACATGGTGCATATCCAAGTGGAGCATTATTGCAAGTTCAAAGAACAAGACTCACAAGCGTCAACACACAAGCTCTTGCCCAAAACACAGTTGTAGCTATAACTGGAATGTCTGTAAATATTACACCAAAATTTTCAAATAGTTTAATTCGTTTAGATGCTCATTTTTTTGGCGAACTTGGAGAAGAGGGGAATACCTACAATAATATGCTTTCTTTTATGAGGGATACGACTGAATTGCATGAAAATGCGGTGGGTACGAGAAACTATGGCTATGGTATGCTGACAAGAACATTTCAAGGAACGGATGTTGGCTCTACTCCAGAAACAGCCAGTATATTTGACTATGACACTCCTAGCACCACAAGCCAAGTAACCTATAAATTAGCTATTAGAGTTTATAGTGATGGTTCTGGAACAGATACTCTTACAATAAACAGAGTAAATACGGATGAAGACGCACCTTATATTGAATATGGAATTTCACAGATATCAGCAACGGAGATAAAACAGTAATGCCATACATAGGAAAAGCACCAAACCAAGGCGTTAGAACACGCTTCATATACCAAGCCACAGCAGGGCAGACATCTTTTAGTGGTTCAGATGCTAATGCAAACGTCTTAACATATACAGATTCCGTTTACTGTGACGTTTTTCAGAACGGAATATTATTAAAAAGTGCTGAAGATTATACAGCAACGTCTGGTACAACCGTGGTTCTAACCACTGGTGCATCTCTGAATGATGTAATCGAGATTATAGTGTATGACGCTTTCTCCATAGCTAACAGCTACACCAAAGCAGAATCAGATACACGCTATCCTTTTCTTGGAAACGACAGTATAATACGAACCAACGGCAACAGTATCACGGCAGATATAACAATACCCAGTGGTACAAACGGATTGTCAGCAGGACCTATAACAGTTACTAATGCTACAATCACAGTCAACGGAGTGTATACAATAGTATGACCAGTAGATTATTAGTAGATAAGATTGAGGGTAAGACTACATCTGGAACTATTCAGATGCCTAGTGGTTTTGTTGTTCAATCAAAACTTCATCAATGGAATACAGAAACTACAGTAACTTCAGAAACATTCACTGATATAGGGGGTTCTTCTTTTACCTTTACTCCAAGATTTTCGACAAGTAAGTTGCACTTGAGATTTGATGTATCTTTCAATGCTCAAAGGGCTACTTCAACAGGAACTGGAGGGTCATTGAAACTGTTGATGGATGGCTCAAATGTTACTGGTGTTCCAACACAAGGTTATAATTTTTATGTAAGAGTAAATTCTGGTGATTTTACAGATTTGTATGCCCCTTATTCTTTTGAAACAGAGATGTCTGCAACGAACACAAACGCAAAAACAATTAAATTACAAGCAAGAGTTTACGCAAGTGGAAACACTCCAATTGCAAGGGTAAATCAAGGAAGTTATTATTACAGCACTATTAAAGTGCAGGAGATAGCAGGATAATGGCAAGTGAACTTCATGTAGATACAATAAAACATTCTGGTGGAACAACTGCCTTGACGATAGATAGTAGTGGAAATACAACTGTTTCACAAAAAATTCTTACCCCTGCAATACCTGTTTTTTGGGCGTATTCTAATACTACCAGTGTATCAGGAAACAACACAGCTATTGTTTTTAATTTAACAGATTTAAATAATGGAAATCATTACAACACTTCAACAGGAAGATTCACAGCACCAGTTGCAGGAATTTATGAGTTTAATGTCCAATGTCTTTTTCGAAAATTGAATACAAACTCAGGTTATGGAGAGATAACACTTTTTAAGAACGGAAGCAATGTTAGCGTTAGGGGTCTTGCGTATGGTGGAGAAGGAGATGGTGATAATGCTCATTATAATACTAGTTTTGTTTATAGAATGAGTCTTGCAGTTAATGATTACGTTCAGCCTCATACTTATTATGTTTCTAGTGGTTCAGACTTTTACCTTAACCAAAGGCTAGCACATTTTTCTGGACGTTTAATAGGATAACCAATGGCATCAATACTTAAAGTAAATACCATACAAGACGCAACGAATAGCAATACGGCTCAAACTATCGACAGTAGTGGACGTATTCTTTACCCCTCAAGACCTCACATTTCTTTTCAAGGAAATCCCTCACAAGGTAACTATACAATAGGTAATAGTGAAACTTTAGGAGCAACAAATGATGGAAATCCTGCTTGGGTAACTGATGAAGCATCATACTCAACTTTTGGAGTATCTATCAATGACATAACTTATAACTCAGCAACAGGAAAACTTACACTCCCAATAACTGGACTTTATGTAGCATATTTTCAAGTATATAGTAATGCTGTTAATAGTTATAGATTAAATATGCACCTTACTCTTTCTGGTGGGTCAGCACAAATAATATCAGCAGGACATGTTCCAACTGGGGTTGGAACAATTAGCACATCACATATGTTCAAAGCAACAGCAAACAGCACTATACACTTTACACAATCCTCTGGTGCAGATAGAACAAACTATGGTGGTGGATATCACGAATATGGATACATTTATTTATTAGGATAACACCATGAGCAAAGCAGCAGACTTAGCAAATCTTATAGGCAACATCAACGCAGGGGGTGGTGGCGTAAACAAAAATTTGTTAATCAATGGCTCAATGGCAATTTCTCAAAGGGGAACAAGTCATACGACAGCAACTTCATATACTTTGGATAGATGGAATATAAGTGAAACTACAGACGGAGCAGTAACAATAACACAAGATAGCTCTGTTCCAACTGGCTCTGGTTTAGCTAATAGCTACAAGTTAGATGTTACCACAGCAGATACATCTCTAAGTTCTGCTCAAAGAGTCTTTCCCCATCAAATAATTGAAGCACAAAACTGTCAAATTTTGCAATATGGAACATCTGAAGCGAAACCCATAACTCTTTCGTTTTATGTTAAAAGCAATGTAACAGGAACATATACAGTATTGTTCTACAATAGTGATGCTAGTAAACACCAATCTGCTACTTACACAATAGACTCAGCTAACACATGGGAACAAAAAAAGATAACTATACAAGGTGACACAGCATCTGGTTTTAATGATGACACTGGAGCAGGACTAGAAATATCATGGTGGTTAGCAGCAGGTTCTGCTTACACGAGTGGTACTCTTGGAACAGGTTCTTGGCAAAGTGAAACAGCAGCAAACAAAGTAAGTTCAAGTAATGTCAATATTATGAGTAGTACTGATAATGAATGGTTTTTGACTGGCTGTCAGTTAGAAGTAGGGCAAAACGCAACGAGTTTTGAGCATGAGCCTTTTGAGAGGACGTTGGCTAAGTGTCAGAGGTATTTTTATCAATGGGTTGATGGTGCAGGGCAAAATATGGGGACTGGTGCTTATTATAATACTACTCTTTTTATAGCACATCTTGATTTTCCAGTCACAATGAGAGCAAATCCAACTGGTTCTTTTGTAACTGGCACTGATTATTATAGAATATGGAGAAACGGAACTTATGACGATGTGAGCTTGGTAGGTAGTAATATAGCTAATGC